AATTGCGTTTGCAAATGCTTTATACTGGAGAGCCGCTTTTAAATAACACAAAGGTCTGGGCTAATTACACTGGTTGTTCAGTAAAAATGTTTATGAAAGCGTTAGAAGTTTTAATAAACACAGGTCATATCGAACGTTTAGACGATGGGTGTTTATGGAGTTTAAAAGTTGAAGAAGAACTCAATAACTCTAATGAAAGCTTAGATAAGGTATCGAAGACATCTCGGTCAAAGAAGTTATCAGAGAGAGCAAAGAAAGCAGCGCAGGCAAGATGGGATAAACATACAAATGATGCTTGTGATGATGCTAAAGCCTCTGAAAATCCTGATAAAAACGATGCTAAAGCCATGCTTAACGATGCTAAAGTTATTAAGCATGATGCTAACAGTATGCTTAAGGATGCTAAGCATGATGCTTACGACATGCTTAATGATGCCTATATATATAACATAAACAATAACACTAACATTAACAGTTATAATAAAAAAACTAAAACTATCGTTTTAGCAAAAAAAGAAATTGGTTCTGAAAGTTTAGAAACAAACGAACAGGTTGACGAACCAACAGAGGTTGCTGCTGTTGAGACTACATCAGAGCAAATCGCAACGGGTGTAGACAACCAACCTCCCATTCACGAGCAAGAGAACGTTCCAGAAAAAGCAAAACGAGCGAAAGCTAATCGCGGTTGTCGATTGCCTGCGGATTTTGAACCCGATTACGATTTTGCCATTGCAGAGGGCTTGCCTCCGGAGCGCGTGAAAGTCGAGATTGCAAAATTCCGAGATTATTGGCGTTCAAAAGCCGGAGCAAATGCAACCAAAATCGATTGGCAAGCAACATGGCGTAACTGGGTAAGAAATTCAAAAAATTACAAACAAGGAGAAAATTATGGAAAAGCAAGCATTGAACAAACAGGACAACAGCGCGGGTGGAATTATCGAGTTGCACAGCACATGTCCGATATCAAAAATTCAGATAGTGTTTACAAATTTTTATTCGAGGATGGAGAAAGAACCACCATTCCTTTGGAAAACGGGTCAAAAGCCCTCGATTGTAGAAGTGGAGAGAGTTACTTCATTAGTCAATAATGCGTTGAAAAAACTTGAAAAAAAAGCGAGCGAAGAGGAAATCCAAACGACGTATCTTGTCCTTTCAAGTGGTCTCAAAAGCCAATTGGGATCAGATGCAAAGTCAACAGCTCTTGCGTATCTTTACGCTCTTGAAGGTGTGAGCAGCTGGGCATTGCAAACGGCAACAAAGAACGCTTTAAAAGGCAAAGCAGAGGGATTAAATGCAACCTTTATGCCCTCAACAGCAGATTTTTATCGTTATTGCGAAAAGCTTGAAAGCGATATTCGCTTGCAAGCTAATCGTCTTCTAAAGAACCTTGAAAAGCCTGAGAGAACGGAAAAAGCACAAGAGGCACCGTTAACATCAGTCTGCTTGGAAAAGCTTCAAAGAGGTCTTGAAGAAATTTTAAAGGACATTGAAGGAAAACAGCAAAATAGTGAAAAGTGCTGATGGTTTTACGATTAGATACGCATTTAAATCGATAAAATGGCACCGTAGAGAGTGATTTAAAGATTTTATGTAACTTAAAACATTAGGAATTAAACAGCTCTGTACGGTCAAATTTGAGACAAATAGACCAGTTGGTAAAATTATGGACTAAAAGCATGAGAATATTAAAAGATCTGTTCTTAAAAAACCATAAACAGCCAATGCAAAAAAAGTTTGTTGCAACAGCTGTTGGTTATGTCCCTTGGGGAGACGGAGCGGCCGAGTATTTTTACAACCTCTACGAATATCCTGATGGCACAAGAGAGTGTGAAAAGTTTGATGGTGGACAGTATTACGATACACCAAAAGGAGCAGATTTTAGTACCAAAGCGCAAGTGAAGGCGTGGGTTTATGGTGGTAATGTTCCTAAAAGCGTTCTCAATTACGAACCCCTCATAGATGAGATCAATAAAGGCGTAAAAAAACTATCAGAAGTTGCTTGATTTTAAAGAACATGACCTCTAGGTGTGAAGAAAAATGGACTAAGTATTTTTAAAGATGCCCTACTTGCTCTAAAGGTGAAATATGTGGGATTGGGCTGTTATGCCGAGCTTGCCACAAATCATGTTTTTGTTGCAATTTAAGCCAGAATTCCGCATCATTTAAACCCGCTTTTTCTAACCGTAAAGCTAAATTAATGCTAATCGCCGCATGGCAGTTTAAGACGCGGGATAAAGTTAAACGTGCAACGCCAAGACGATTTGCAGCTTCTGTTACTGTTAACCCTAATTCATCAAGCAATTCTTCTTTCAAAATGCCGCCAGGGTGTGGAGGATTGTACATCATAATAACACCTCAAAACTCAATGGTAATCTTGATAATCAACCAGTTCAACGTCTGTCCCAATGAAACGAAAAGTAACACGCCAATTTGCATTAACACGCATTGACCAGTAACCTTTTAAATCGCCTGTAAGCGCATGTAGACGATACGATTTAAGAGTAACTTGTTCAGGCGCGGATATTGTATCTAAAATTACTAAAATGTTTGCTAATTTTTTAGCATGCGCGGGTTGTATGCCTTTGCAGACTCCTCTTTCAAAGAATAATTTCAACCCTTTATGCTTAAAACTAACGATTGCCATATATACCCTCTTGATACTTGATACTATACACCATGCATTTATGTCAATCGATATTTATCAAAGAGCGCTTTAAGACATAATTTTATATGTTAAAAAACAATAATATCATTTTGAAATAATTGAAAAAATATGCAAATCATGCTAAGATTTTCTATGTATTAAAATACAAATTTAAGGTAAGAAAAAACATGCTAAATAAAGTGATGTTAATCGGACGCCTTGGTGCTGATCCCGAAAGCAAAACAATGACTTCTGGAGCTGAGGTGGTCAATTTTCGTATGGCAACTTCTGAGAGCTATACAGATAAAAATACCCATCAAAAAGTAGAGAAAACAGAATGGCATTCCATTGTGGTTTTTAATCCACATTTGGCAAAAATTGCACTTCAGTATCTCAACAAAGGTTCAAAAGTTTATGTAGAAGGCAAATTACAGACACGCAAATGGCAAGATAAAAATGGCGGTGAACATTATACAACAGAGATTGTCTTACCACAATTTAAAGGCGAATTATATTTGCTTGATAGCAAGAAAGAGCAATCTGCATCCTCTTCACCTATCACTGCTCAAAGTTATGCTGTTGCTTCAGGTGCTAAAGATTATAGCGCACTCATTAACAATGATAGCATACCATTCTGATTGAAAAAAATATGACAAAAAGAAAAAAACGTGCAAAACGTGGTCGTCCACGGATTAACGGATGTATCAGAGAACCAAATGGACGCATCTCACGAGCAAAAACACCGCATGAACGCATGGATAAATTGGCAATTGAAATGCGTGCTAAGCGCTTTGGTTTGACCATAGAAGAGGCTAAAAATCCGCTTTCCGGCACCTATATCGGGCGGCTTTATTTGCAAGGCGAACTCAATCAAGACCAATATGATGCTGCACAAAAATATCTTGAAGTGAGAAACAATTATCTATGTGCAAAAGCCTTGCCTAGTGCTATTTATGATGAAATGCCTAAAACTTCTGATAACGGAGCAAGAGAGAAATGGGTACAGATAGCAACAGAACATCTTGTAGCTGTAAAAGGTGTTGTTCAAGAAGCGCAGTGTTTACACCGTCAATATAACCTTCATGCCGCATTACAGTATCTTGTTATAGAAGATCAATCACTACCACATCTTGTGCTTTCATTGCGTATTGTTCTTAATGTGCTTTATAAGCATTTTACGCAAAACCGGTAGTTTTCAAGCGGCATCTTGGATATTAATGGCAACCTCTTTTCCAAGAGCAATGAGAGTGGACTCTAAAGTATCTAATTTGCTTGAGTGGTTTAAATCCAACAATCGGTCAATTTGTATTGGATGAAGTTTTAAAAGACGTACGAGATCAGCTTTGCGTAAGTTTTTTTCAATCATAGCGTTATGTATTGCAATTTTTAAAGTCACCAATGAAGATACTTCAACAAAAGGATAGGCAATATCACGATGTCCAAAGGGAATAGGTTCACGATCTTGAAAACGCTCCATAATAACTGTTAAAAGCGCGTTTTTAGCGTGTTCCAAAGCTTCTTTTTCGTCGTTACCGTAGGTAATAAATTCCTGAAAATCTTTGGAGACAACAAGAAGAGTATCATTGTCATCTTTGATAAATTTAATTGCATATTTCATTTACATCTCCATATTCAGGCTTATCTTAGGTCAAGATCTTTAAGAATCTTCTGGACTAATCCTGTTCCTAATTCTTTTCGCGTACCATGCATAGGTAAAACAGATTTTTTAGAACCACGCTTTACAAGCAAATGACCACCTTTCCCTGAGGTGAAAGTACAACCATGCTTTATAAGATATCTTTTCAATTCTTGGCTATTCATTATAATAATATAACATCTAAAATGTTTCAATGCAACATAAATGTTGTGCTAAAGAGAAATAAAGGACATCTTTTAAAAGACCACATTTTGATCAAAAAAATAAAAAACACAATATATTGATTTTTCTGTTGACAGTATGTGAAAAATCGTATTTAATGACACCACTGCATTAGTCTTATTGCGTCTAAAATTCAAAAATATCCCCTAAAATTCAGTAAAATGTGAACTTGAAACGTGGCTAGAAAGCCCTGTTTTCTGGGTAATTCCGGCTAATCTATTTTTCAAATAACAAAAATCATTAATGGACTAATTTATGACTCGAAAGGAGCAATGATGAAAGCTGTCATCACTAAACCAATGTGTGTGGTTGGAGACAATAAAAGCACTGTTCGCTTTGAACCATCAACATCCAATAATCCATTTGTTGAAGTTTCTAATCAGGTCTATGCACGTCTCAAGCGCGCCAATGCGGCAAAACCTTTTGTTGACGTTAAAACAACAGCAAAACCTGAAAAGGCAGTTGAACAGATTAAGCAGATAGAACAAGAAGTCGTACAAACATCATCTGAATCAGCAATAGAAGAAATTTCACTCGAACAGCCCAAAGCATCTAAAGTTTCTAAGTCATCAACACCTACCCCAAAAAAGGCTTAGAAGTTGAAGTTAATCATCCACCAAAAATGGTATCTTCAACAGGTGAAGGATACCTTCACCAATCTTCAAGCACCACGCCTTAATTGGGCTTTGCGTAATGCTGTAAACACCGCAGCAAAACAAGTCGAACGCTTTGCAGAAAAACAAATTGCCGATGTTACATCAGCCCAATCAAAGCGTGTCAAAAAAGGCGTTTATATTAAAGAAAAGGCTACAGCAAAGCTTCTCGAGACAGATATCATTGGTTCTGGAACACCTATACCTCTTAAATTTTTTCAAGCAAAAGAAACAAAACGCGGTGTAACTTACAAAATGTTTGGAAAAAAAGAAATCTTACCCCATGCTTTTATCAAAGGTGGGAGTTTTCCAAAGCGTGTTGAATTAAAAAAGCTGAATGGGAATGTTTTTCAAAGAGCAGACGGAGATCAATTCCCTATTGCAAAACAAGAAGGACCCTCAATTGCTGGAGTGATGTCCAAGCCAGAAATTGCAAGTGCTATTATAAAAAAAGCCAATAAGAGATTAATTGCCAATATACAGTACCAACTTGCTCGTCAAGAATATGCCGCCAATAAGAAAGCTAAATAATGTTCTTAAGCTATGTCAACACACTACTCACTTTAATTGTAATTTTTAAAGCAAATTATCACTTATGCTTTGGTTCTTTCCATAAAAAATACAATAAAATCAATGCAAAAGGTACTTCCCGGCGGGTTGGGTCTGTTGCGGGGCAGGACAGCGCAAACTATCGCTAGCGACAGAATTTTCAAATCGACTGTACATTGTACACTTAACTCATTGATAAATAACAATTTCAATATGTACACTGTACAGTATGCGATTATTTTTTAGAAAAAGATTACATTGCCGCTTGACAATATGGCGGCAATATGAATTTGAAGAGATAAATGATTTTATAAAAACACAAGATTTGCGGTCCTCAAAATTGGGGAGCGCAAAATCTGGAGCTGTTACAGCAATTAATCATCAAGTCTCGCTCTAGATAGCTTTCCCTGATTGAACGCAATGAAATAAAGACACCAAGGTCGTCACTATTTCATTGAGTGTGAAAAAAAATTAAGAAGCGAATTTGTTAATTATGATAATGACGTACGCTTTGATTTACCAAACCATTGGAAATGGCATGAATCCTACTGAAAAAGCTTTATATCTTTTAGTTCCTATCCATGTTCGTCTTAATCTATTCCTCCAGAGTAAACGAAGAAAACAGGAAATATAAAGCCTTAATTGAAGAAGCAAAGCAGTTTTTAACAAGATCTATAGTAAAAGCTGCTTAGTTTAAAACATGATCTTATCTTCTCCATTTTCAGCACAGAAAAGATGTTAATTTAAGTAATGAGATTAGAAAAAAATGTTTAAATTATTTATTACTATAATAATTGTTGTGTTTTCACAGCATGTCTTTGCCAATGACAATGATAATAATACAGTTTATCGAGCGGTTATGCAGTCTCCTAAAGAAGTAAAACGTGATGGCGGTTTCCTACCACGAGGGATGGATGGAACACGGCCTAATCAACCTCCACCAGATATAAGTTTATGGAATCATGTACATGGAACTGCAACAGGAATGTCACGCTATAATTCTGGCTATGTATCTACAACAAGATACTACCCTATTGCAGCTAATTGGGTATATGATTACCTTAATCATGATGGTTATATTTATCATATCAGAGTTACCCCTAATTTCATTGATGTTAATGCATCGTTAGGGAGATTTTCTCCATATGAACATGAGCGAGAAGTCGCTGCATTGGGTGTAATTCACTGGGAACAAATTATTGGGTGGCAAAGATCGAGCGGGGGAGTTGTTGGTCCATTTGTTCGGAATCCAGATTACAGAGAGCAATTATATGCGGGCCTTACATCAGGAGGAGCTCAACCGCAGCTAGCCGCTTTCCCTGTTGAACATCAAGCTTGGAATCTAGTGCCATGGGTTACATATGCTCACTGCCAGTTAAGATCATCCTGTTCCCCCATAAAATCAGCACAGATTTTTGGAACGGAGTGGTTTTGGAAATCTTATTACACTATACTTGCAACACCATTTATTTATCTTGATTAAAATAAGATTACAAACATATCTACTTATACCGTAAATTATATATTTTATAATAACACATAAATAAAAAGAATAATCTTATTATTCATATTGTAAAGCCTCGTTCTTTAGGGCGTAAATATAAAAATAAATACTATAAACCATTGGATGTAGGACTTGCTGCCCATAGAACCGCCTATAAAGTGGATTACATAAGCAATCAGCAGTAGGAACTCACCGAAAAAAGCCAATCTACTTATATATTAAAGATCCCAAAAATCTTTATCCTTTAGGGTAAGGATGATATTAAATTCTACTAATTTAAATTTTAAAGGAGAAAACAATTATGAAAATTAAAGAAAAAATACTTCTACCCTTGATAATGATAATATCAATGATAAAACCCTCCATCGCTGGACCTTATGTAGAAGAGGGTCATATAGATTTGGTTACAATGAATATGAGTACATATTACTGTACTTTACGAATTAATGGACAGTTAGGGAATTGGTACTGTAATAACATTGCTGGAAAAGCCATGTTTGATTTGGCTAAAATAGCTCACATTCTGAATAAGCCAGCAAAAGTAACATTTATGAGCGGTTTTGTTGAATCGAAAGATATATTAGACATTACTCTAGAATAACGTCAATATAAATTTTACGTGTACCGCTATCCCTGCAAATACTTTAGATATTATTTTCCTCTACGCTATAGTAAAAAAATGAGTTTACAGGTAGAAACTATTTTTTCACAAACATAGTTTTTACTGCTTGACAATATGGCAATAATGTATCTATTGTTGAATCAGGTGCCTAAGAAACACCTTAAACACATAGCGGATAGATTGCCGAAACAATCTTTTCACCGCCAATTAAAAACTTTGACTCGTTGTATGCTACAAGCATATAATGATATTGTCGGGTGTGGTTATGCTATACAATACCCTTTTGGGAAAGGCGTAACGACGGGCTATGTGCCGTGTTTCTTAGCACCCGGCATTCAGAGATGAAATTAGCAAAAATATCAAAAAATTATCAGAAGCTACTTGACAATGTAGCGACAATATGAATAATCGAATCAGGTGCCTCAAAAACACCTTAAACCATAAGCGGATTGGTTACCGAAATAATCAGTCTTCTATACATTAAAGACTTTGACTCATTATATGCTACATGCGTATAATAATATCTGTCGGGTGTGGTTACGCTATACAATACCCTTGCGGGGAAAGTGTAACGACGGACTTATGGCCGTGTTTTTGAGCACCCGGCACTCTTCTTAGAGTGTCAATCAAAAACATCTAACCATAAGGAATTCATTATGAATACTCTTATAGAAATTAGAGAACAGGTTATTGATCAGGAAACTGTTCAAACTGTTAACGCTCGTGATTTGCATGCGTTTTTAGAAGTAGGTAAAGATTTCTCTACTTGGATTAAATATCGCATCAACAAATATAATTTATTAGAAAATCAGGATTATTTAGTTTTCACCAATTTTGGGGAAAACCTCCAAGGCGGTCGTCCCTCTAAAGATTATCATCTAACTTTAAGTGTAGCAAAAGAACTCTCTATGCTTGAGAATAATAAGAAAGGTAGAGAAGCTCGTTTATACTTTATCAAATGTGAACGGCTTTTAAAACAAGTAGCAACCCCACAGATAGCAACACCACAAGTTGACTACTCCAAGCCCGAAGCATTACTTGGTGTTTTGAATCACTTACAAAATCAAATCGAACAGAAAGATCATGTTATTGCAGAATTAGTACCAAAAGCAAAAGCTTTGGATGGTTTAAAGCGCTCTGATGGTTTGTTTGGCTTAATTGAAGCAGCAAAGATGTTAGAGGTAAGACCTAAGGATTTAACCAATTACTTGCGTAAACATGATTGGGTCTATCGACGTGCTCCAGGAGCGCCTCTGTTACCTTATCAGGATAAGATAAAGAAAGGATTCATGGATTGCCCTGCGATTACCATTCAAAGACCGGATGGAACAGAAAAGGTGCTGCCTTCAACAAAAATTACACCAAAAGGATTGGCATGTTTAAGAGAACAAATCCATGGAGGTGTACAATGAAGGTAGATACCAATTTTTTATGCGATTTGTGGATGGCATTATCTCAATTTTCTAATCATCAAAGCGTTGGATATGGGGATTGTAATGCGCTGGTTCAGGTCATGGGCATGATAGAAAAAGTATTGATTTTAAAACTTCAAGATGAGTTGCCGAATGCACTCAAGATTCTAGCAATTCTTACAGATTTTGGATATTCAGAATTTCCTACAGTTATGGTGCCTTTATTGAAAGCTTACGAACCAAATTTGGAGTCTCCCATTAAAAAGGTTGCTTAACTTAAAAAACACAACTCCCCTTCCCGTTCTCAAAAATGGGGAGGTGGTTAAGAAGGCAATAAAATTAAGGTGCACTATACCAAGTTGATCGTCCACCACCATGACGTATCAAAAGACCTTTTTCAACTAATGATGTAAAGGTTACTTTAAGTGTATTAGGGCTTGCACCAACCTCACGCACCATATCGCGGGTTGTAACACGTCCGTGATTACGCACATAATCAAGAATATTAAGAGCCAATTCAGATAAGGAAAAAAGAGCATTTTTTTCACTCTCTATTTTTATTTCTAATTGGCGTTTTTGTTTTTGTAGAGCACGTAAAAAAAAGAGTATCCAAGGTTCCCAATTGGGTGTTTTAGTATAAATTGTTTTTTGAGTTTGATTCAGAGATAAGTAATAGCTTTCTTTATTATTCTCAATAATGCTTTCAAGTGATGAATATGGTACATAAACATAACCTTTTTGTAACAAAAGAAGGGTGGTTAAGATACGGCTTAAACGTCCATTTCCATCTTGAAAAGGATGAATAGCTAAAAATGTGACATTAAAAATACCAATCGTAAGTAAGGGGTGAAGATCCTTTAATTCATTGGTTTTATTGAACCAAGTAATAAGCTCTTGCATTCGGTATGGTGTATCAAATGGTGTAGCTGTTTCAAAAACAATGCCAACCATTTTCCCTTGAGAATTAAATGCTGCTACATCATTGCGTAAAGTCTTATATTCACCTCGATGTCGTTGATCTTTCTCACTATTATACAAAAGATCACGATGAAGTTGTTTAATATGATTTTCAGTAATAGAAATATCACTCCAAGATTGAAAGATTGTTTCCATAACCTTGGCATAGCCGATAACTTCTTGTTCATCACGACTCTTGAAGCGTTTAATTTCTAAGTTTACCAAAAGCTGTTCGATTTCGCGGTCTGTTAACTTACTCCCTTCAATGCGTGTAGAAGATCCAATACTTTCAACAGTAGCAATATGGCGAAGGGCGTTCAATCGCTCAGGTGCAAGAGTACCAAGGGCACGCCATGCGCCTTTGAACTCATCAATCTCAGTAATGAGAGACAACAATTCTTGTGTAATTTCGAGTGTATCTGTTTTCATACCGGAATATATACCCGATTATACCCGATTGTCAATCATTCGTAACACCGTAAACTCTTACTTCTTATAGCAGAGAAGTAAAGCTAGGAGAAATTATGAATAAGAAATCTCGAAAAGGTCTATCGCTTCGTGCGTTTGCAAAAAAGAACGGAGGTGGTTGGTTTAGCTACCGCTTACTTTTTTTAAAGCTTCACTCATACGTGTGCGCCAATCTTTTCCTTGTTTTTTAAAAGAAGCAATAACGTTTGGGTCAAGGCGTAGAGTAACCGCTTGTTTAGGAGATTCAACGGGTGGACGCCCGCGTTTACGGCGTTCTTCTGTTACATACTTAAAAAAGGAGGCTGGTAAAACGTCTTTAGCTGGCTTTAAGCGTGCAAGTTCTTCATCTGTTAGTGGTGGGGAATCCACAGCGTCCCAATCTTCTTTTGTGTAGCCACATCCTGTTTCAAAGGTTTTTTTGATAGTCATTGAAAACCTCTCTTTCTTTTTTATTCGCTTGACGAAAACTGATAATGGATATCGCTTCATTGCCAAGCTTTGCAAAAACAATAACTGTTGTGCCATCAGCAAAATGTCCAATAGCCTTCATGCGGTTTGAATGTGTTGCATCAATAAGAGCATGTTCCCAGTCAAAGTAAATAACATCAGCAAAATCAAGCTTATGTTTATCAATGTTTAAAGCTCTTTTTGGTTCATCCCACACTATCTTCATATATTTTATGTACACGAAAAATAAAACCTTGTCAATAATTAAAGTGTACAATAATTCGTATATACCATTCAAAATGGAGCAACTATGAATAAGAAAACGCGTAAGGGTCTATCGGTTCGTGCGTTTGCAAAAAAGATGGGTGTTTCACATAATGCGGTGGTTTCTCGGATAAAGACAGGTAAATTTGATGAGGCTCTTTTTGAAGATGGTTCTGTCAATGAAGCCCTTGCCACAAGCATCTGGAATGAGAATCCAACAAAGCGCCCTGCTTCACTTTTAGCGCCTGATGGAAAGGTGCGGACAAAGATCAAACAAACCTCCACAGATGGAGCCAATGAATACAAGATAAAACTGGAGCGGATGCAAGTTGCGCTAGCAAAAGAAAAGATTGCTCTGGAAAAGTTACGCGAAACAACTGTCGATCGTGAAGAAGTGAGAAAAGAAGCATGGAACTTTGGAAGAGCGCATCGAGATACAATGCTCAATTTTGCCTATCGCTTTGGTGCTGAAATTGCGGCGCAAGTGGGATGTGATGCTGCGAGCCTTATTGGAGCTATCGATCATCATATGCGCAAAGCTTTAATGGAAAATGTCGTCCCTATTTCTTTTCACGATCCCAACATTTTAGAAGAGAATCCAGAACATGACAAATGATGCTTCGCCCTCGTCCTCTGGTGCTGGGCTCTTTTTCTGCTATGCGAATGAAGGACGCCGTCCTGACCCGCCTTATACTGTTTCCCAGTGGGCTGATAAAAATCGTTATTTGAGCACAGTTACGAGTGCTGAGCCTGGATTATGGAGGACTATACGTACTCCCTATTTACGAGAGATCATGGATAATCTTTCTGTTTATGATCCGACTGAAACAACCATTGTGATGAAAGGGGCACAGGTTGGAATGTCGGAAGCAGCGTTGAACTTTTGTGGTTATGCCATTCATCATAGTCCAGGACCGGCACTGTATGTGATGCCGACAGTTGAGACAGCTAAGAAACTGTCAAAGTCTCGTCTTGATCCTATGATTTCAGCTAGCCCTGCTTTAAGTGAACGCATTGCCCCTGCTCGTGCACGAGACAGTGGAAATACAATGTTTTCAAAGGAATTTTATGGGGGAACATTGATGATTACAGGAGCAAATAGTGCTGCTGGATTGCGTTCTTCTCCTATTCGCTATTTGGTTTTGGATGAAGTCGATGCTTACCCATTGAATGTCGATAATGAAGGCGATCCTGTAACAATTGCTGAAAAACGAACCTCTGCTTTTATTCAACGTAAAATTTTTAAATTGTCCACGCCGACACACCGTGACACAAGCCGTATCGCCAAGGATTTTGTGCTAGGAGACCAGCGATATTACAATGTTCCTTGTGATGCGTGTGGTACGCTACAACCGATTGTTTGGTCACAAATCAAGTGGCCAAAAGGCGCCCCCGAAAAAGCTGTTTTTGTTTGTGCGCATTGTGGTCATGAACATGCCGAACATCGTAAGTCCACCTTAATGGCAGAAGAAAACGGTGCTTGCTGGATCGCAACACAGGAGTCAAGTAAGCCTCGTCTGCGTTCTTACCATATTTCAGCGCTTTATTCGCCATGGCTGACTTGGGGCGATTGTGCGCGCGAATTTTTAAGAGCCAAAGAAGACCCTGCTCTTTTGCAAGTTTTTATTAACACAGTTCTTGGAGAGCCATGGGAGGACAGAACCGGCGAAGTTGTTGACCCTGATAGCCTCTATGCAAAACGTGAAGATTATCCATTGGCACCAGAACAAGCCGTGTTGTTGACAGCGGGTATTGATGTGCAAAATGACCGGTTAGAACTTGAAGTGGTGGGATGGGGACGCAGTGAAGAAAGCTGGCATATTGATTATCACGTCATTCCTGGTGATCCCTCTTCTTTTGAAGTGTGGGACCAGCTGGATGAATATCTTACAAGACGCTGGCCACATCCAGGCTATAAAGATGGCATCAAGATAACGGCTGCTTGTATTGATACCGGTGGTGGACACACACAAGCGGTTTATAATTACGTGCGCCCCCGTGAAGGGCGGCGTATCTGGGGAATTAAGGGGCAAGCGGGATGGCGTGCGGTATGGCCGCGCCGTCCAAGTAGAAACAACAAGGGGCAGATTAATCTCTATATTGTTGGTGTTGATGCAGCAAAAGATATTATCACGGCACGGTTTAAAAAATCCGGTCCTGAAGCATCGGGTGCTGGTGCAACACACTTTCACAAAAACCTTGATCGGGAATATTTTGATCAGCTAACCGCTGAAAGAAAAGTCATCAAATATTTTAAAGGCTTCAAGCGCATTGAATGGCAAAAAAGCGAAAAAGCAAGAAATGAAGCCTTGGACTGTAGGGTTTATGCTTATGCTGCTTTACAAGGTCTGATTTCGGCAGGAATAAACCTTAATCGAGAAGTCGATATCTTAGAAGAGCGTTTGGAAAAACTTAAAATTGAGGGCTCTTTAGAGCAGCCAACACCAAGACATTCCCCCTCTCCTGCTCCAAGAAGATCTCAGATAGCACAGCCTCAAAAGAAGCCATTCAGAACAATGATGAATCCTTATATGCAAGAGGATTGGAGGTAATTTGTGGATGAAACTTTAGAACCAATTAACAGCAAATTTTTGAGACTTGAAAACTTAAAAAGGCGGCGTGAGCAAATTGAAGAGGCTCTTTATTCAGGTGCACAATCGGTACGCCATGGCGATAAGCAAGTCAGCAACCGTTCTGTTGAAGAACTGCGCAGAGCACTTGAGATGATCAATACACAAATAGCGGACCTTGAAGGACGCAAGCGTTCACGCGTTTTCTATTTTAATATATCACGAGGCTATTAATGGCTGGTTTTTTTAATAAACTCACAGGCTTTTTTAAAATTTCTCGTCAACACAATCCCCATTTTGAAGCGGCAAGTAAAAGCCGTCGCATGGGTGGTTTTGACCCCGCCAAAAAACATATTAATAAAGCCATTGAGGAATGCGGTGATACTATTGTTGCCCGTTCAAGATGGCTTTATGACAATGAAGCTCTTTATGGGTCTGCAACAGAGGAATGGGTCTCTGCGGCTGTCAGTGATGGGATTAAACCTTATCCTCGTATTGAAGGTTTTCAAGAAGAAAAGAAAAAGCTTTTAGACTTATGGTGGCAATGGGTTGATGAGGCGGACTATGATGAAGATGCCAATTTTTATGGACTTCAAGCAACGATTGCACGAGAGGTCTTTTTAACCGGAGAATGCTTTGTAAGATTACATTATGTTGACCTCTACGGGCGCTCTGGTGTGCCACTTCAGTTGCAAGTTTATCCCACTGAAATGCTGGATCTCACTTATAATGGACCTGCTGAGATTGAAGGCAATTACATTCGTATGGGGATTGAATTTAATGCCAGTGATAAGCGCGTTGCTTATCATTTTTGGAAACATCACCCCTATGATGATTGTTCTGCAAGCACAGTCTTTGAGAGCCAAGAGCGCGTGCGTGTCCCTGCTGAAATGGTCCTTCACATCAAAGAGCGCCGTATTGCTGGACAATTGCGCGGTTCTCCCAAAATAACACGCTGTATGACAAAAATCTTTCAACTCGAATCCTATGATGATGCAGAACTTGATAGAAAAAGGACAGCAGCTCTTTTTGCGGTGTTTATTACAGGGAAGGAATCTCATGATGCGAAATTAGAGGAAAATCGTGAGCAAACGACGCCCCCAAAGAAGACCGAAGAGGCAGCTGACGTGGATAAAATTTACCCTGGATCAGTCAACATAGTGGATGGCGAAAAACAAATTACATTTTCCAGTCCTGTTGAGGTTGGTGGTTCTTATGAAGCCTTTCAATATCGTAATATTTTAAAAATTTGCTCGGCTCTCAATATGCCTTATGCCGTTGTGACTGGAGACGTTACGCGGGGGAATTTTTCCAATGTGCGTACCTCTATCATTCAGTTTAGACGGCACGTCAAACAATGGCGCGAACATATCATTGCTTTTCAGTTCAATCGCATTGTTTGGGAGCGCTTTGTTGAAATGGCAGTGCTTTCTGGATGCGTCAATTTGCCAGAGTGGGAAGAAAATCCCTTGCCATGGCTCCAATGTGAAAGCTTTGCACCACCCCTGGAAATGATTGATCCAAACAAAGATATCTCGGCGGAAAAAGAAGAAATCCGTGCAGGCTTGAAAACACGACGCATGGCACTTGCCGAGCGCGGCTTTGATATCGACAGCATTCATGCCGAAATGCAAGAAGAACACACAGATGCTCGTGCGCGCGGCTTATCTTTTGACACCGATATGGCGGCACCCGCTGGTAGCAATCAAGTAATTGATACCGCAGATTCAGAACCTTCTGACACTTATGAAAGCAACCAAGGCAGTGAGGCACATGCAAATGGTGAATAATCTCGACATGCCGTTTTTGGCATCACGGCTTTTTGGTGTTCCTCATATGCTTGCATCGACAAAACTTGATATCATTTTGAATGCTCTTGCGCCGCGTCTTTTTGAGGGAGAAAAGTTTCCCATCGGGGCGTTTGGACAAGGGGATACAGAAGCTTTCAGACCCCCTGAAACTTATGTAGTGCAAAACAATGTTGCTATCCTACCGGTTCATGGCACGCTTGTGCGCCGCGGTGCATGGCTTGGAGCTCTCTCAGGGTTAACTTCTTATGAAGGTTTAAGGGCTTCTTTTCGTGAGGCCATTGCACAACCTGATGTTCGCGCTGTCTTACTGGATATTGACAGTGGTGGTGGAGAAGCCGGCGGTGTGTTTGATTTGGTTGAAGAGTTTCAAGCACTCTCAAAAAAATACGACAAACCCATTTGGGCTCATGCCAATGAGTTTGCCTGTTCAGCAGCTTATGCCATTGCTTGTGCGGCTTCTCAAATATGGGTTGCACGCACGGGTGTTGTGGGCTCGATTGGTGTCGTTTGCGCCCATCTTGACCAATCCCGTGCAGATGAAAAACATGGGCATAAATGGACCTTTGTCTTTGAAGGTGATCACAAAGTTCATGGCAATCCTCATGAACCCTTGAGCGATACAGCACAGATAAAAATGCAAGCCGATTGCGCCCTGCTCTACGAGATGTTTGTCGATTTGGTGGCGCAAAACAGACGCTTAAATGCTGATGCAATTCGTGACACGAAGGCAGAAACTTTTATAGGCACCCAAGCTCTCAAACTTGGATTAGCAGATGCGCAGGGGACCCTTGCGCAAGCTTTGGAAGCCTTAACGGATTCCATATCACAAAACCCAACATCAACAACAAAAGAAGGACAAAACACATGGCACGCACACAATACCGCGCTGAAGAAGATGATGATGAAAAAATTGTCGACATCATCAATGACGAGGAAGAGGACGAAAACGATAGTGACATCGACAAAAACGCCGAAGACTTCGACGATGAAGAAGAAAACGAAGATGAGGATGAAGACAACGAAGACAATGAAAACAAGCGCGAAGATATGAAAGCCGTGCTTGAAAAAGAAAGAAAGCGCGCAAAAGCACTGACCAACCTTGAAAAGCAAGCAAAGCAATTAGGCGTTTCTTTTGACGCAGCAAAAGCTATTCAAAACGGTATGAGTCTCGAAAAAGCACGCCAGTGTGTGTTGACGGCTGCTAGCTCTCAAAGCGCGTCTTTAAAACTCTCGCCTTATACCCCTCATAGTGATGGGACGAGCAAGGCAAAGATTCACGCAAAATGGGAAGCAGCTTGGAGGGCAGTGAAATGACGAATATTATTTATGACGACGTACGCAATGGCGCTTATCTTGGACCCTACGACCCCGATATGTCAAACGAAGAAGTGGTGTTTGCATCAGGAGCATTCATTGAAGCGGGAACTGTCATGGGGAAAATTACAGCATCAGAAAAATATATCCCCCTTAATCCAGCAGCATCAGATGGCAGCCAAACACCGGCAGGGATTTCTTTTGCCACTATTGATGCAACAGAAACAGATCAACGCGCTGTGATTACAGCACGCTTATGCACTGTAAAAGCTTCTGAACTGCTATGGCCAGATGCCATCACGGATGAGCAAAAGAAAGCAGCCATTCAGTCTTTAGAAGACAAGAACAACATTCTATTGCGATAGGAGAATGCACACATGGATATGAATTTTTTTAAACATGATGCTTTCTCAAGCATCACAATGATGAAAGCCATCGAAAACTATGAGTTTCAACCTGGTCTTGTGAGCTCTCTTAATCTTTTTGAGGAAGTTGAAACCAGTACCACAGTGGTTGGGATTGAACGGCGTGATAATACATTTTCGCTTATTCAAACCAGTGAACGTGGCGCACCTTTGGCAGAAGGTGATAGAGAGGGTCGTAATCTTCGGTTTTTCAAAACAACACGGATTGCCAAAAGTGATACCATAAAATCAGAAGAAATCCAAAACCGGCGTGAATTTGGCGCAGAAGATCAGTTAGAGACAGCAATGAAATATATTACCAGAAAACAAAAGAAACTGATTTCTGAAATCGAATTGACATGGGAGAATATGCAACTCGGCGCTGTTCAAGGTGTTGTCCTTGATGCTGATGGCTCGGTAATTGTCGATTGGTACAAAGAATGGGAAATTACACCACCAAAGCCCATTGACTTTAAACTGAATAATGAAACCACCAATGTTGCTGACAATGTTGACCAAGTCATTATGAGGATGATTGAGGCTTCAAAAGGAGCATTTTCTGATCGTTCACGGATTATTGGGCTTTGTGGAAATGAATTCTTTTCCAAGTTGAAAAACCATAAAACAATTCGTGAGACCTATTTAAACACAGCCTTAGCACAGACACTCAATAGCGCAGGAGGTGTTGCAACACCAAGTGCTCGTGGCTCGGGAAGCTTTGGTAGTTTTGACTTTGCTGGTATCACTTTCATTAATTACCGAAGTATTCACAACTATAATGTGAGTGCGAAGGCTGGAACAAAGCGCGCCATAGGAATTAAACCTAATGAATGTCAATTCTTTCCTGTTGATGCACCTGGTGTATTCCAAAAAACCTTTGCTCCTGGTGAAAGCTTGGATTTTGCCAACACGGTTGGAAAACCTCTCTACACGATGCTAATCGTCGACCACGACCGTAATGCATGGGTAAAACCGGAGGTCTACAGCTATCCGCTCTACATCTGCACACGCCCTGAAATGCTGTTTAAAGCAGTGATTGGAGCGAAATAACATGCGATGGCACGGGCTGCTAAACCAAATGGTTAAAGATGTGCGCAATACTTTTGGGCAGCCCATCATCTACACGCGAAAGGACAACGAGCAATCTTTTCGTATCACAGCGATTTACACCATTAAGCATTCGGAATCGGATGCCGGTGGTAGAATCCCTACTACAATTGCAAGAAAGGAACTTGATCTTTGTATCAATGACATTGGAGGATTACCACCAAAACCGGAAGATAGTGTTGTAATCATTTCCCCTGAAGACAGCAAAGCTCCCTCTTCTCAAGAGCACTTCACTATCACAGATGTCCAAGCCTCTGAATCTGGTATGTATAAGCTTATCTTGCGGGAAATAAAGTAAAGATACGCTTATTTATTTTAAAAATATGAAGTCACCTATTGACAATGTGGCAACAATGTGTCTATTGTCGAATTAGGTGCCTAAGAAACACCTTAAAACAACTAGCGGATTGGTTGCCGAAATAACTGTTTTTCCGCAATTTAAAAGCTTTGACTCATTATATGCTACATGCGTATAATAGATCTGTCGGGTGTGGTTATGCTATAAAATACCTTCACAGGGAAAGCATAACGACGGGCTAGTTGCCGTGTTTCTTAGCGCCCGGCACTCTTCTGGAGTGTCATTAAGAAACCTCTAACAACTAGGAGTTCTCATGAACACTCTTATAGAAATTAAAGAAAGCACTGCTAATAGTGCTACCACTCAGACTATGTCTAGTCGTGAAATTGCCGAATTATGTGGTAAAAGACATGACCATGTCATGCGTGATATTAAAAAAATACTTGAAGAATTATACACTGAAGGAGGTCTCCCCAAATTTGGGGGCACCTATTTAGACAAACAGGGCAAGCCTCAAAACTGCTATAATCTCCCCAAGCGTGAATGTTTAATTCTTGTTTCAGGTTACAGCACTGCCTTACGAGCTAAAATCATTGACCGTTGGCAAGAATTGGAAAGGCAGGCTACAACACCACGAGTAGATCTTGCCAATGCTTTGAAAAATCCTCTTACGATTAAGCAACTCCTTTTAGAGAGTATCAATCAATTAGAAGATTTGAGAAATGAGGTGAGTACGCTCAAACCAAAAGCAGAAGCTTTGGAAGGTTTAAAGCGTTCTGATGGTTTGTTCGGTCTTATTGAAGCTGCAAAGATGTTGGAAGTACGGCCAAAGGATTTAACTAATTACCTACGTAAGAATGATTGGGTGTATCGACGTGCTCCAAGTGGTCCTTTGTTGCCTTATCAAGATAAGATAAAGAAAGGCTTTATGGATTGCCCTGCTATCACCATTCAAAGACCTGATGGTACAGAAAAGGTCTTACCTTCAACGAAAATTACACCAAAAGGATTGGCTTGTTTGAGAGAACAAATCCATGGAGGTGTGCAATGAAGGTAGATACTAACTTCTTATGCGATTTATGGATGGCGTTATCACAGTTTTCTAGACATGAAAATATGAGCGACAAAGAGTGTACTGCTTTGGTTGATACGATGAGCGTAGTGGAAAAAGCTTTGATTTTAAAACTTCAAAATGAGGTGCCCAATATACTTAAAATCTTAACAGTTCTAACAGATTTTGGAGATTCAGAACTACCGCATAGCATGGATTCTTTGTTGCGAGCTTACGAACCAGATTTAAAACCCCTCATTAAAAAGGTTGCTTAACTTAAAAAAACACAACTCCCCTCCCTGTTCTCAAAAATGGGGAGGTGGTCAAGAGACTTCTTTAGGTAAGAACTCAAAATGAACGGATTTAAAACCAGTTAAGTCATAATCTGTAAGATCTGCAGTATCAACAAAGTTTTCTGCTTCTTCATCCGTCTTAAAAACGGGCATTTGTTTTAATTTAGAGGTTTTCATAAAAATTAAATTTCTTTTACTGCGTATAAATCTTTCAAAGCTTCAAAGTTTAGAAGAAATGTATCTGTTTAAACTCACACCATTTTCAGCAGCTTGTATTGCAAGTTTTCTATGGAGTTCTGGTGGTATTCTTAATTGAAACTTACCACTGTATTTACCATGTGACAAAGGCACAGGAACTTCTTCTCCATTATGTTGCATATCCTCAACAACTTCTGAAACAAGGTCCATAATACCTTTTAAAGCTTTCTCTGCTTGAGCATCTAACCATGAAAGGGATGGGAATTCTGCACACAATCCAACATATTCCTCATCTTCTTGCGACCACAAAACACGATATGTATAATGATTATTGTTCATGTTTCATCCTTTCTATCGCTTGTAAGACTTGTTTGACCTGATAAGCTTTTGCTTTGTTACCAGAATCTTTTTGAATATTCACACGAGGATCACCAAGCCACGGTGTTTTAAAAACAAAATGACTTGAACCATTGTTCCGTGGTTCTCCAAAGAAATAGACACATACAGCCAACAAATCTGAAAACTTAATGTTCTTTGGTGATGCTTTCATCAAGCTGATTATTTTTTCAACTTTATTGCTCATAACCAATAGTAGTATCATTATTAATCCTAGTCAATCATTTTATACACTTAATTGGACAGGAACACTCATGCATCCGAGAGAGACGATAAGGGAAAGCTTTGTTGCTTTGATTAAAGCAACAAAGACGGCAGCTGGTAACAATGTTTTCAATATGCGTGATTTCAACTTCTCCCCTGAGAACACGCCTGCAATTAATATCTCAACACAAAGTGAAACGATTGAAGATAGCTATGATTATGGAGTAAGACGGCGTGTTTTAACGCTAGATGTTGAATGTTATGCGACATGTGAAGATGGAGCACGTTTTGTTGATCAATTAGCATGGGAAGTTGAGGAGGTTTTCTACGCTAATCCCAATCTCAACAACACAGTTGAGACATGCCGCCTGCAAAATATTGCTTTTGCCTTTGGTGATAATGGCGCCCTAGCGCTCCATGGTGCGATTTTAACCTTTGAAGTCACTTATGTGACGAATATCCCCAACATGTATGAAGAAGAAGGCAGTGTAACAGCAAGACTCGTTGAACCTTTCTTAAGTTTTGAACCAGAAACAGGCGTGAGAAATAAAGATAAATACCATAAAATTGAAGGTGGACATGTTAGAGCGGCGCGATAAAGAAATCACAGATCTAAAGAGACGTGTGGCCAATATGGTTGTGGTGGGAAAAATTAGCCATGTCGACCATAAAAACGCACGCTATCGGGTAAAAAGTGGCAATCTTGTCAGTGACTGGATTCCAGATACACAAGCCCGCGCCGGTAAAACACGCTCTTATGAAGGGCGTGATATTGGAGAGCAAGTTGTTGTTGTTTCATCATCAGGGGATTTATCACAAGGGGTGATTGTTGGTTCACTTCATACCGATGCTAATCAAGCAGCCGATAAGGGCAGCATTCACCGAACTATATACCCTGATGGAACTCGCCTTGAATATGATGATGAACAAAACACTTATGGAATTCACATCAAATCCGGCGGAAAATTTATCCTGACAATCGCTGATGGTGTGTCACTAAAAGGTGATGGTGGCAAGCTAGAGCTTACCGCACCAGATGGCATAAAGATTGTTTCAGAAAGCGATATAAATTTAAACGCAAAAGGCAGCATCTCTTTGAAAGCCGGTGGTGGCGTTTCACTGAATTCGAATGATAGTCTCTCTCTTCATTCTGGGAATAATGTTTCCATTCACTCCAGTGGACTAAAGCATAACGGCACCAATATTGGAAACAGCCATGTTCATGGTGGTGTTACTTCTGGTGGCTCTATGACAGGAGGTCCCAATTGAACAGTGGAATGGACCGTACAACAGGAAAGCCATTAACCGGCATTGATCATTTACGCCAATCAATCCTTGATATTTTGTCAACGCGCATTGGTTCGCGTGTAATGCGTCGTGATTATGGTTCACGTGTTGCAGAACTCATTGATGCTCCAGTGAATAATGCTTTTGCTGTTGCTCTTTATGCCGCTGTTGCTGAGGCTTTAGACAAGTGGGAACCGCGTTTTAAATTGAAAAAAATTGATTTTAAAATGGTTGATGCTGGACAAGTTTCTTTGTCCTTTGAAGGTATTTATTTGCCATCCGGCAAGCCCATTACCATGGAAGGATTATTGATAAAATGAATGTAGTACTTGCAAAACCCGAAATCATCACAGAACTTTCTTTTGAGGAAATACGCGCTGCTGCTCTTGCCCATTTAAAAGAGCTTTTGCCTGAATATACCATTCTTGAAAGTGATCCGGCTGTAAAAGTCATTGAGGCTTTTAGCTATCGAGAACTGCTGTTAAGACAGCGTATTAACGAAGCGGCACGCAACAACATTCTTGATTTTGCAACCGGTGAATCTCTTGATGCTTTGGGAAACTGGCATGGTCTTGCCCGCATGGAGGGTGAAAGTGACGAGAGATATCGTGAACGCATAGAGCTTCATGCCCGTGGTGGCAAAGGTAGCGGGACAGAGCCCTATTACAAGCTTATAGCCTTAACAGCAGATAGTCGTGTTAAGGATGCGATTATTTACCGTAAAGGCAAAGACCCAACCATCTATGTTGCTCTTTTTGGCAATAATGAAGAAGGAACAGCATCCGAAGATCTCTTACAAACAGTCTCACAAGCTCTTAACAAAAAAAATATCATCATGACAAATGATACAATCATTGTTCACGCTGCTGTAAAAAAAGTAATAGATTTAGAAGCAGATGTTTGGCTGTTACCGGAAACATCTTTGAAAATTCTCACGACAATGGAAGCAAATTTAAGAGCAGCATGGAGACAAGAACAAGCCATTGGCCGTGAATTAAGCTTATCGTGGTGGATTTCGAAACTGATGATCCCTGGTGTCCAAAAAGTGATCGCCATTACACCAACAAGGGACAGTACGGTTTGTGATGAAGAAGTTTTATCGATTGGAAAAATCACCTTAAACTTCAAAGGGCGTGCGCGCTAATGGTTGGTTCCCTACTCCCAACAAACGCAACGGAATTTGAAAAACGCCTTGCCGATGCTTGCGATTTTCATCAAGATATTGATGATTCTGTTTTGGGGATTTCACGTTCTAAACTGATCACACGCCCTCCCCGTTTCTTACCGTGGCTCATTGAAGAATATGGGCTTGGAGAGCTTACGCCTTATGTTCCAAACCTTTATGATTTGATTGATCAGGGTCTTGCATGGCAAAATATTCGCGGTTCTCTTGCGGCAATAGAGATGGGTCTTGAATGGCTCCGGATTACAGCACACTTTATGCCTGCATGGACGGGGCGGGTATGGTGGAATTCCTTTCAACTTGATTTTGATCAGTTGCCTGAACGCAAAAGCCTTGAAGCTATTGAAGCAATCACCGACCTTTCCAAAAGTTTGCGCTCTGATTTTCGCCGTGGTGTCATGGGTTATGATGTGCAAGCTGTTGAATGCAATATGTCACGCCTTGATGACAGCATGTTGGAGTATGAGAGCGGTGTACGCTTAACAGCTGGGGGCACTTTGTTTTCCTTTGGGCGCACAACAGAAATCAATCACACTCTCACAAGAGAAGAAGGCAGGCTTATTGGCAATTGGATAGATGATGGGGACGAAGAATTAAGCTGGGACCTTATTGATTATCCATGGGACATGGCAAATTTTCCGTGGTGTTCGGTCAAAAAACATGAACGCGCCATACTCATGGCAGAGTGGTTTCATGGCCGCACGCTTTATCTCGTGTTAAGAGACAGCCAAGATGACGTGATTGGGTTTCGCAGATGCTATGCTGTACAGCCTGTCGAACAGGCTTTGGATGGTGTTTATAACCATTCAAGCGGCAGATTCCAGCCCTCCCCGAGGGGCACGGCGCTTCTTGTTGCAGCCCGCACAGATTTTCACGATGTTGAAGACAAACAAGCAGCATTTGTTTCCATTCTCGTTCATGCTTCTCCAAAACAAGATATTCCCCTTGATATCCCCTTGGGCAAACTTTGGTTGGAGCCTGATGAACTGAGTGGCGGTGTCGAGATAC